CCCCGAACAGCACTAGCAGAAGTAGAAGCAGCCAAGATTTTACTTCCGTTTTCCAATTCGAGTGAACCCCTGTTCCACTGGAGAATACCCTGTTGCAACCATTTAGGGAGATTTTCATAAGAAAGTTGTAAGCGTCCCAACATTTCTCTTGCAGTTGCGGCTTTGTTTGCGAGGATTGCGACATTTACATTATCATTAAAAAGTACATACCATAGTAGGTATGAAGTAACCACTGTAGATTTACCAGACTGTCTAGGTAACTTTGCTATATTAAATCTGTCATCATGAAACTTCTGTACCATATCCTCTTGGAAATCGTACAGGTTAAATGGTACTAGACCTTCGTCTAGTGATACAATTTTAATATATTCCCTAATAAAATAGACAGGATCCTGACTACACTTAATGAATTCCTTTACCTCTTCAGGTGCAAAACTCTGTGAGACATTTGCCTTCTTTAGATTGGGATTACCTAGATATATCTGATCAGCTGACATTCGCTTCTTTAATTGCTTCTACAATAATTTGCTTTAACTCTCTCTTCTTCTTTTTACCTAGACCAGCACGGGTGTCTATCTTTACTTTCACCCAATAAACTCCTGCTAATACGAGGAGGAAAGGAATGGCTTCTGCCCATGAGATGTCATTCCATGCTTGTACAACGTTCATAATAGTATCGCTCCTATGATAAATCCTTTACCGAATGCAAGACAAAGCATTTGATAATCAGTCAAGTTAAACTTGTCCTGTATCTTCCTTGCCATTTTCTTATCCCATTCTTTAATTTTAGAGAATAGTTTTAAATTTAAATTCCACATATCATTCTGCCAGTGTACCATACTTTCGACGAATCACACGTAGTTCTTCGAAGTTCTTCTGCTTAGTCCCACCATCATATTCCCAAGCATACCCTTCTTCAATCATCTGTTCATTCAACGAAATATCAGAGTCGCCAATATAGAGCCAACCAAGAAGCCTACCATACTTCCCAACGCCACCCTTAAGTTCAGTTCTAATAATGAGTTCATTCTCTCCATTAATAGTATCCTCAAGTGTTGCCTTCATCCAGTTAGTAGCATCAAGACCTAACGCCTTTTCTTCGAGGTCTCTTGTCCTTTTCTCTGGCGTATCAACTCCTGCAATTCTAACTCTTTCTTTCTTGTATAGATCAAAGCCGAGGTCAATAGTAACATCAATAGTATCGCCATCTAAAACCTTGTCTACACTGGTTACCCGAAAGTTATAGCAGGACTTCCTGCTAGGTGGGGTCATTGCTCCCATGTTCTTAATTCATCTATCTTATATAGACTTTTTCTCTTCTTTTTCCTCTTGCTTAATCCTCCACCTAACCTGTTTGGCATACTTAACTTCTTCTGGTGTATACCAAGTAGGGTGTTTCTTTGCTCTCTTAATAATCTTCTTTGCTGCTTTCTTATCCTTCATTAATAGAAATTTGCGGGGGGATCTTTTGTTACTTCAATAACCAATGTATCTAATACTCTATGAACTGCTTCTGACATTTTTCTATATCCCGTTCCTACATACAATTGTCCTGCAAACACTGAGATTGTTGCAGCACCCCAGAAGATATAATACCATCTGGACTTAACTTGATGACGTTGTTTTTTGTTCATAATAAATCACCTGTTAGGGTTTAAACATATAAATAGTAGTAGAATTAAGGAGCAGAGATGAACCCAAACCTCGTTGTTATGAGGTCAAATTTAAATGGAGATTATCATGCATATGCACAACCTTATGAGTTACAACCAATTAGCAGAATGGAATCACATGGATCAGTCCTTTGAGGAAGATCAACAATTAAACGATTACTACGAATGTCTAATTGAATGCATTGATGATCAGTCAAGTTGTAAACGATTATGTAAGGAGGTTTTCACTTCTTAGAGTCCAAAAATTAACCCATACATTAAACCCTCGCTGCAAAGCGGGGGTTTATTATTAGTAATCAATAAACTTTCCGTCTATCCATTCTCGTCTCATCTTCCAAGTAACCCCACTAGTAGAACCAGCACAGGGGTTAATGCACCTATCATCCCCATATTCATTACAGAGTAAACCTGCAAGATCATGTGGACACCCTAGTTTACCATTAGACCAGTATAATTGTCCAGCTAACCATGTAGCTTGACAATGTGGACAGGTCTTAATATCCATTATGACTTAGGCATTAATTCCCTACGTAGTGGGGCATCCTTCTGAGGACAATTCTCTTTGTGCTTCAGTACCCATGCAATTTTATCAGCTGTACCCTGTGGTGGCTTGATAAAACAGTAAGGACAACATGTACCTAACTCTGTACACTTTCTTGCTTCAACCATAATGATAGCTCGGTTTGTTTGTTTTCTTAGGTAATTTACCTGACCTGACTTTATTGCCAGAAGTTTCACCGTAACCTGTAGGATTCTTTCCTGGTTTGGATTTTCCTATAGATTCAGATTTTTTCTTACTCTTGTCAGTATAATGTAATTTAGCAGACTTTTCCTTGTCTTTTGTGACTACGGATTCTTGTCCATGCTTACGTCCTAAGCGACGCATTACCTTTCCGAAACGACGTTTAGACATCTTATCGGGTTTAGATGTCTGATAAGAAACCTCTTTAGCCTTCTTACCATCGTCATACTTGTACTCACCAACTGCCTTGGTGTGTCCAATGCCTTTCTTTTTGAGGTCTCCCTCTAGAGCACGACGTTTCTCACGGTTCTTTTTTTCGTCATCGCCACGATCTGCAGAAATATTTCCTGTAACCGAAGACTTAGACTTACTAAGCATACGAGCAGTCTTATTACCCTCGTCTATAAAAGACCTGTATGTATGTTGTACAGATTCCTTCTTAGCTTTAATCTTTTTCTGGTTCCAAGAATCCTGAACTTCATGAGGTTTCTTTCCTTTTGCCAGTTCAGCCTTTCTATGTGCACGGAAGTCAGAAGCACTCTTATCTGATGCTGCTTTCTTTTTGGCAGCTTCAGCAGATCTCTTAGCAACCTGTGCTTTATTGTAAGCATCAATACGCTTAACACCTGCTGCTAGTTCTTCTTTTACCTCCTTACCATCTCTAAATTTTTTGGATGAGGTCATAATTCCTTGTTCTCCATACCTTTTTTTGAGTTTGGCAACGACAGTATCAAATGCCTTTTGGGATTGTGCCTGTGCTTTGCTCTTTTGTTTAGCGGTTTCTGGTTTACGTGGTGGGTTTTTCCTTTCAGGTTCCTTCCATGTTCCCTGTTCCAATGCCTTATCCCGCATTTTATCATAGCCTTCTTCCCCTAATGTTTCACCTTTCGCTGCATATGATGCTGCTAAAGCTGCATAGGGAACTGCTTTTCTATTCTTAATTTTCTTCTTCTCTACTGCGTCCTTGTGACGTTTAACACCTTTCTTTATTTCACCACCTATAGAATAACCTGCTAAGGTGCCTTCACCATGTACTCCTTGACCAGTGTTTACAGCTTGTGATGCTCCTTCTACATGTACTGATTCAGTCTCCACGTATTGAGATTTGTCACCTTTCTTCTTCTTGTAACCACGATCTGATCTATGGAGTGCTCTCCTTAGTTTACCGTGACCAGCAACGTTGTGACTAACACCAAACTTACGGACATTTCTATCCTTCTCTTTGGTCTCAGGTGATTTACCTGCGTCTACCTTCGCTTCAGTAACCTCAGACATACTAGCCTCCAACAATCTGAACTTGTTCTACAACTACACCACCAGATCCAGATCCAGCAGTCAGTTTAACTGCTCTTGATACTTGAGGAATATTTCCTGCAGTAGCATCAGCAGCAGATAATGCATAGTCACCTGATGCAGCAGATGCATCTATATCTGTTGTGATAGTAGTGCCAGTAGCAGATGCCACTTTCTTACCAGAAGATGCAGCAGACTCAAATGCAGCAACAAAACCATCTGTATCTCCACCATCTACGGTTTCGATATAATCATTAGCACTAAATGTATGACGACCACCACCAGAGAATCCCTGAATGGTTAATACAGTAGGGTTAGCATCCGTAGCAGCAGAAATCTTTGCATGCTTTGGTTTACCACAATAAACTAATATTGATTCACCAGCAACAAGTGTAATTGCTGGACCTGCGTCTACTTGGATACTTGATGCTGCTGTTGCTAAACATCGAAGAACTCCAGTTTTGACCACAACGTATGCACTGCCATTGGCAGACACCGTTTGTGTATCTAATACATTTAATACTGACATTGTTGCCTCTCTAGGTATTACCTATCTACAAGATTATTTATCTTGCTTTTGTTTTAAGAACTTAGCAAGTTCTGCTGTGCTACCAACAAACATTGTGTTATTAGTAACCTCTGTGCTCTTAGATTTTTTGGGATTTTCTATATCATTAACCTTCTTATGTAGGTCAGCAAGTTTATCTGCTACGTCACCTACATGTTTAATTAACTGACCAGCAACCTCATATGCTCTAGGTTGATCTGATTCCTGTGCAAGTTCTAATATACCATCAACTGCTTCCTGACCCTTCTCAATCAATGAATATAAGTTTCCACGGGTATACTCATAATCTTTCTTAAGTTCTTGAGTAGTATCCTTAACAGGTACAATCTTATCTGTTCTTTTGACACAACCGTTCTCTGGTGCAGTAATTGCTTCCACATCCAGAGCACTCTCTATGCCATCAAAACTATTCGTCAACGCCTGTGGCTGGGTTTCTTGACTTTCCATCTGTAAATTCACTAAAGATTTCATTGAATCCAAAATCATCATCTGGATCCGCATTTGCTGGATCAGGAGTAACGGTATACCGAACTTCCCTAGGTGCAGTTACCTTAGAATCCGTAGCCATATCCACAATTGCCTTAGTGATAACCTCACCTGTAGCAACCTGAACAGGACCGTAAAGATAACTCTTAGCAACAAACTGTAATGTATAAACTAAAGTTCTACGTGTATCGTAATCCCCTTCATATACATCCTCATAACTAACATCCTGTAATGTGATTGGATAATCCTTCTTCTCACCTATCTCAGGAACCAAATTCAAAGTAATATTAAATGATGGTTGGAATACAGGTAAGATCTGCTCTATTATTTGTAGAGCATCATCCTGATTCTTTGCTAGAATACCCAATTCAAAACTAATATTATATGGTACTGGCATGAATGACTTCTTAGTCGATCCATCATCAGCAGTATATCTTATATATTGAGTTGGAGAAAGTTTTCTCTGAGGGTCATATGATATACCCTGCATCTCAAATGAAATACGAGGAAGAGTGATCTGTGTAGCATCCTTAGATGATAGATCACCTACTGCACGAAGACGTGCTAAAAACTTTTGTTTTGGACCATATGCTAGAGGTACCTTCATAACCTGAACGGCACCACCCGATCCAGTACGACGCACTTCTATATTATTAAAAAGGGTACCGAATCCGACAACCGTCTTTCTAATAATCTCATGGTATGTATATGTACCTAACATTAAATACTACTCCCTTTATTTCCAAACTCACCGAATGGATTACCTTGAGTGAAGTCCACGATGGCATCTGCCTGTGTCTCGAAGGTTTGATTCTGATCCCAATCTGAGCTAACATTATTTATTGTATTATAAGAAGCAGTTGTCCAGGCAGCACCAGAAGTCTGTCCTGTAACTGTTTCTGGTATTGAGAATATTCCAGATCTGTTAAAGAGTTGCAGTTGTCTGTCAGTGGAATTCCATGCTTTAACCTCAGCAGTTACATTGGATGTACCACCAGCAACAACCTCACCAACTGTAAAGTCTCCAGTACCACCTGCAGCAAAGTTGACTGTAATAGCAACAGAGAAGTCCTGTTCGATCTTGTCGATTGCAGTAACCCCTGTGCTGAAGTCCTCGTCGCTGTATTCGAACAACTCACAACGCAGACCCCAAACATATTGCTGACCCAACTGGTAGAAGGGTACTTCATGCTCTACAAATTGTATCTCAAAAATCTTATTTGCCAATGGGAAGTAAATTAAATCTCCCTCATTTGGTCTACCTTCTACAATAAGAGTAGCATTATCATCCACTGCAGCAGTGAATCTCCTCTTAGAGCAGATAAATGTTACCTGATCAGATATACGAACACCAAACTTACTAAACATATCACCGTCACCACGGAATCCACCTGCATCCTCAATGTACATTTCAATAACATGAGCAGATCCAAAAGAACTGGCAGGATCCTCAGAGAATATAGTATTCTCATTGACCAATGTGCGAGGCATGTAGTAAACATCCTTTCCGAACATTTTAATTTGTTCGTCAATAAGATCTTGTACTAGACCTTGTTCGCCTGTGGTTCCGTGAGTGAAGAAAGTGTTAGTAGCCATACTATCCTATCATATCTAGTGGTGGTGTTTCCCAAGTTGTACGAAGTTCTTCATCCAAATTCTTTAATTCTTCTACAGCATCATTATAAATCATCTCTCCATTGAGAGTTACACCACCAGGCATCTGAACGTTTTGGAACTTAGTCATATTTTGACCCCACTGCTTTTTAAATTTAGCAGTGACGTAATCTTTAACCCATAACTGATTATAGATCTCAGTCCAAGTTACAGGATTCAATGCTCTCCATGCTTTAATGACAACATACTGATCTTCTAAGGCATCCTGTACCCAGTCAAAATCAATATAAAGTTTATCTTGAACATTGTTATAACGAATTGGTTTCATACCTTCTAGCATGAAATCAATAGTCTCAAGATGTTGTTGAATCATATAGTAATGATAAAACTGTGTTGATGTAAAATCATACAAGTCATTCAAACGCATTTGATATCTAATATCAAACATGTTACGTGTACCTTTATCAGTAAATCCAAAGACACCTTCAATAGACATTATATGATCTGGTACTGAAATGGAATTATTTTGAGTCATCCATACAGTACTACCATCAGCAGCATTCTCATTAGTATTTGTTCTTGCTGCAGTAATTTCAGCAGCAGTAAACTGATGCTTCAAATATACTCTCTCCGCACCTTCATAATGGAAGTGTTGGAACTTCTCTATGGTGTAATCGATAGCATCATCAGCTTGATCATCAGAGATGTTAATCTCAATAACTGGATCACCCAGTCTTCTTTTAGCGTATGCTTTTAATTCAGCTTTGGTTGTTGGAGTTGCCATTTACTTATAGAGCAGCGATTGCAGCCTTGAACGCAGCGTAGGTAGCAGAGTTTGCAGCAGCAGTTTTGAGGGTAGCTAATGTGATTGTCTCTGCCTGAAGTGCAGAGTCAGCAGTTGCACCTTGTGCAGCAGTAGCGTATGCAGTTGAAGCAGTTGTTGCAGCAGTGCCGAGTCCAAGGGTTGTCCTTGCAGCAGCAGCGTCAGCATCATCAATCAGAGTGCCACCGAATGTACTTACAGCAGACGCAGCGAGTGCGTTGTCAGCAGTAGTACCCTGTGCAGCAGTAGCGAAGTCACCAGTTGCAGCAACAGCAGCAGTGCCAAGTCCAAGAGTGGTTCTGGCAGTAGAAGCGTCAGCATCATCAATTAGAGTACCACCGAATGTGCTGACAGCAGATGCGTCAAGTTTTCCAGTGATACCTGCAACTACACGAGCATCAGCACGTGCGTTGGTGTAATAAAGATTTGTTGATCCTTCAGATAGATCGTCAGTATCAGCAGCAGCAATTCTTGCATCTGCAAGAGTATTAACTCCAGCATCAGTTCTCTGAGTGAAGGAGATAACACCAGTACTACTGTTGTATGCTAGGTCTCCACTAACAGAGATGTGTCCTCTAGTACGAGCAGCAGTAGTAAAGAGATTTGTTGATCCCTCAGTTACATTATCTGTATCAATGTCTGCCTGTGTAACAGATAGAGTTCCACCACTGTGTGTGATACCAGTACCATATGTGAAATGAGTACGTGTACGAGCAGCAGTTGTAAAGAGGTTTGTTGATCCCTCAGTTACAGTATCAGTATTAACATCTGCCTGTGTAACTGATAACGTATATGTGTTAGCAGCGTCATCATAAACCTTAGTAACACCAGTACCAGCAACGATAACAGCATTTAATCTGTCATCTACTCTCTCATCTGTATAGTACTTGTTAGTACTTCCTTCTGCTACATCATCTGTATCATGGTTGGATAGAGATGCAATAGTAGTTGGAGTAGTGTAAGAAATAACACCAGTAGAAGCGTTGTAGGATAGTGATCCAGTTACACTTATATGTCCACGAGTTCTTGCAGCAGTCGTGAACAGATTGGTCGAACCTTCAGTTACATTGTCAGTATTAATGTCTGCCTGTGTAACAGAAAGTTCTCCACCACCCGATAACGCTACACCTGTTCCGTAGGTGAAATGCGTTCTCGTTCTTGCTGCAGTGGTGAAGAGGTTGGTACTACCTTCAGTAACGTTGTCAGTATTGATATCTGCCTGAGTAGTACTCAAGGTTAAGATATTACCAGCATCATCATAGGTAGCAGTGATACCTGTACCACCAGTAATTAACGCATCAACTCTGTCGTCAACACGCTCATTAGTGAAGTATAGGTTTGTTGATCCTTCTGTTAGAGCATCAGTATTATGGTTAGCAATACTACCAACCTGTGACTGACCGTAAGTGATGTTACCAGTGATATTCAAGTTACCTTGAACTTCGAAGTCAGTTGTTGATCTGAAGTTATCTACAGTTAATCTGTTTGTAGAAGGATTGTATGTAAAGTTTGTCGAGTCTGTACGAATCTCTGTGTTACCAGTATTCGTAGAAACGAAAGCAGGATAGTATGTTAGGTTTGAAGTAGTAGTGTCAGTAACATTGACAAGACTTGTACTAGCAGCGTTACCTGTCAAATCACCAGTTACATTACCAGTAATCTGTCCTGTGACTCCTAAAGTTCCACCGATAGTAGAATTAGAAGTTACATCAAGAGTATTTGTTGTGGTTAATCCTTCGAATGTTGCAGCACCAGAAGTAGAATTAAGAATAATCTTATCTGTGCCAGATCCATTCTGAAGTTTTAATGTCTTAGAAGCACCACGTAGAACGAAATCATCTTTGAATAATGAAGTGCTGTTCTGTGTGATAGTTCCACTGAAGGTGGAGTTACCATCTACATTTAAAGTAGTATCAAAGTCAACTGCACCAGTTACATTAAACTGATCGTCAATGGTTGTGGATCCTCCAACATCTAAGGTTCCAGCAATGTCAGTGTTACCATTAGAACCAGTAACCTGGAACTTATCGGTGTTGACAATAATAGAACCACCGATAGTTGCGGTAGCAGTTGTCGTTATGCTTGAAACATTCAGAACTGCTAATGTTGTGTTACCAGTTACATCTAGGGTTCCAACAATATCAGTGTTACCAGTAGCACCATTGATAGTTACCTTTGTAGCAGCGTTAGCACCAACAAAGATATCTGATCCAACATATAAATCTTCAGCAATAGATGCACCACCCTGACTAACCATTAAGGCAGCATTACCAGCAAGAGATGTTGGGTTAGTATTATTGCTAAGAGTTGTGAGTCCAGTTACACCTAATGTATTGGTGATATTTGAAGCACCATTTACATCTAAAGTTCCCTGAATATCTGTGTTACCAGATGCCGACTGAACTGTAAACTTGTCTGTACCATCATCTAACTGTATAGCAAATTCTTTATCGTTAGCATTCAATACAACATTGTTTTGGAATGTTGCAACACCATCTACATTTAGAGTGCCATCTAAATCAGTTGCCTGAGTAACATTGAATGTGTCATCTATTACTGTAGCACCCTCTACATTGAGAGTACCCTGAATATCTGTATTACCATTGTCTGTATCAATACTAAACTTAGTAGAACCACCAGCAGTCTGAACACTAACAAGTTTGTTGTCTGCCTTGACTGTTAAAGCATCGGTAATGGTAGTCAAACCAGAAATGTCTGCTGTACCAGTAACAGTTAAGTTATCATCTACCTGTGTCTCTCCAGTGGCAGAGTCAAGAACTAAATTACCATTAGCAGTATCAATTTCAGATGAAGCAGCAACACCAATTCTAATGTTGTCAGCAGTAATATCTGTGGAAGTAATTGCTGCGTTAAATGTTGATGTTGCATTTACAGTTAATGTATCTGTAGCATCATCACCTAACGTTGTATTGCTATCAACCTGAAGGTTTCCATCAACCTCTGCATTATCAGTTATGTGAACCTTACCAGCATTGGAATCTAGGACAAGGTTGCCAGCAGTTGTGCTAATTTCATTGCTTGCATCAACACCAATCTTAATATCATCAGCAGTGATGTCAGTAGAGGTGATTGCCTGATTAAATGTTACTGTACCTGTAACGGAATGAGCATCACCAGATGCGTTACCGATAGTAGTATTTCCATCAACTATTAATGTACCATCAACTTTTGCATTTCCATCAACATTTAA